GCTGCTAATACAGCTAACACTAATGCAACTGCAGCTGCTGCTTCAGCTACTGCTGCTCAAACCTCAGCTACAGCCGCTCAAACCTCAGCTACTGCAGCACAAGCACAAGCCACACTTGCTGCTGATGTTCGTAATGCATTTACGATTACGGATTCCAATAGTGACGGGACTTTTGACTTTGTAACTGCTGATATCCCTATTAAAGGTACAGCTGGTGTAAAGCTTCCTTTTGAAAGTGTCACGTATGCTGAAGAAGGAGCAATTAGGTATAACAATAGTTTAGATAAAATTGAACTTTATAACGGTGCTGGTAGCTGGGTAACAGCTGGTGGTGGTGCTTCTGTTAGTAGTGCACCTCCTTCATTACCAAGTGCTGGTGATGTCTGGTATGACCATGATAATGGACGTGCTTATATCTATTATAACGATGGTGATAGCAGCCAATGGGTTGAGATGAACCCAAGCTGGAATGGATATGTAGCTGATAGTAGTGTTACAACTGCAAAGATCGCTGATGATGCAGTAACAGCAGCAAAACTTGCTGATACTTCTGTAACAGCTGGTTCGTATACCGTTTCAAGTATTACGGTTGATGCGCAAGGAAGAGTTACGGCTGCAGCTAGTGGCACAGCGTCTGATGCTGACAAAATTGTAGAAGGCAATACAGAAGCTGAAGTTGTAGATACTGGATCTGATGGTCACTTTAAAGTTACGACTGAAGGTACTGAGAGATTTAGAGTTGACAGCTCGGGAAATGTTGGGATTGGTGGAAATGGCACAGGTAACGGACTTGGTGTCTTTTTGCGTAAAAGTTCTCCTGCGACTACAAACTTTTACGAAGCATCTGACGGCACAAAAACAATGATCACTGGCGTCGATTCGTCAAATGATTATGTAAAAATAGGCTCATTATCAAATCACGCCGTCGGGTTTGTTACCAGCAACAATGAGCGAATGCGAATCGACAGCTCTGGAAATGTATTTATCGGCGGCACAACTGCAAGCTCTGCAGATATTGCGCTGAATGCAAACGGCAGCATCAATGCGGCTGGGCAAGTTACAAGCACAAATGTTGCTTTTGGCTTTACTTCAAACGCAACTTCATTCCCGTTTACTGCTCAAAGCACATTAGGTAACGGAGGCAAAGCATTTTATGCAAAACATACCAGCAGTGGCGGCGCAGGCAGTTATTTATTTTATGGTGAAAATAATGCCGGTGAGGTTTTCTCTGTAACGACTGCTGGCAGCATCACTGCGGCTGGTTCTGTTAAATCTACAAACGGAAGCGGGACAGCTTTTTTAGGGGCTACAAGTGGAACAGGTCTGGCTATAAATGACTCTGGAAACAATACTGTTATAGAGCTAAATTACGACGGCAGCATCACTGCGGCTGGCAGTATCACAAGTGGAGTGACTGGAACTGGAGTCAGTATTTACTCTGACGGCACAATACAAAGTTGGAATAACGGTAATCTAAATTTCAATGCAGCAGCGGACGGCAATATCACTGCGGCTGATAGGATAACAATGGGCTCCTCTACAAACAGAGGGCAATTTAAGGGGATCTGCCCTGCTTCTTTTACGCCTTCAGCGGCAGGATTTATTGACGCCCAATATAACGGGACAAGCGTCATTGAGATGAGGTATGACGGCACCATCAATGCGGCTGGTGGCCTTAACCTTGCTGGCGGGACATCTGGAGCCGCCAATGCTCCTGGCATAGAAGTCTATAAAAATAGTTCTGCAATTGGAAACCCACCTTTATTTGTAAATCAAGGAAACACTACTGGATATTTAATCACAGGACGCAATGGTTTTACAGGTGTAAATACGTTCACGGTAGATGCTAATGGCACCATCACTGCTGCTAACTCGGCTTCGTTCGGTGCAGGTGTCAATATAGGTTCGACGACTGCTTACGGTTTAAAATGCGAAGTTGCTACAAATGCGGCTAATGTAATAGCTCAGGCTACACAAGTCGCTAGTCAATATACCTATTTGTATCGGGGTTACCAAGGCTCAACTCTTAATTACTATGTGCTCGCTAATGGAACCGCCGTCTTCACCGGCAGCGTCACAGCTTCAAACGTTTCTGATATCCGTTTTAAAGAGAACATCACTGATGCAAATCCACAACTTGCAGATGCAGTTGCTCTTGGTTCACAACTTAAAAACTGGGACTGGAAAGATGAAGCACCACTCAATGAAGAACTACGTGCAAAGCGTTTCCTTGGTTTAGTTGCACAGGAAGCCGAAAAGGTTTGTCCTGGATTAACTTATACAGTGCCTCGCACTAAACAAGGCAAAGAACTTACGCCCGCTGTGTTGGATGAAGAGGGCAATGAGACAAAAGCTGCAACCTACGAAGAATTAGACGATAGCTACAAAGCTATTAACCATGACATCCTTGTTATGAAACTGCTTGGTGCAGTAGCTGAACTTTCAGCCAAAGTCGAAACCCTAGAAACAAAAGTAGCTACCCTCGAAGGAGCATAAATTATGGCAATTACATTTCCAAATAGCCCGTCGAGTGGTGATACTCATACTACATCGAACGGGTTACAATATACATACGATGGTGAGAAGTGGACAACTATCGGTACTAATAGTGCCGGTACTTGGACACGAACAGGTACAACAGTTGCTTTAACAACTGCAACAGATAATCTAAGTGCTAATACAGCTACTTTTGGTGGTGCTGTAAACTTTGATGATGATGTAATTGTTAAAGGTGATGGTACAAATGGTAGTGGTGAACTAACACTTAACTGTGAGAACAATTCCCACGGCGTTAAGATCAAAGGACCACCACATAGTGCAGCTGCAAACTATACATTGGTTTTGCCTAATGATACTGGCACAAGTGGACAAGCACTAACTACGAATGGATCAGGTGTTAGTTCATGGTTGTCAGTATTGCCACTTACTGGTGGTACTGTGAATGGTCAAGTCGTAATTGGCGGGGATGCCAATAATGGCACTGCAGAAGGACTTCAGCTTAATAGTAGTGGATTTATTCAAATAAGTCGTGGTGGTGGCGTTTCTGCTTTGTGGGCAGGATATACACAAGGTTCCTCTACTCAGACTAGTAGGATTGACAATGATGGTGACGCGCACTTTTTAGGTAGTGTTGGGATTGGCAACTCGTCACCTTCTAGTTATAACAGTGACGGAAGAAATTTAGTTGTAGGTTCTGGTTCAGGTGGTCAAGGATTAAGTATTGCAAGTGGTAATAGCAGCTACGGAACTATTTATTTTGCAGATGGAACTTCCGGAGATGCCCTTTACCGTGGTGCTGTTCTTTACAACCATGCAAGCGATTTCATGCGGTTTGATACCGCTGCTGGCGAGCGAATGCGAATCGACAGCTCGGGAAATGTTGGAATTGGTACGTCAGCTCCAAGTTATAGACTGGAAGTTAATGAAACATCTGCAAATTCTGTAACTCGTTTTAGTGGAGCAAACTCTGCAAACCTAGTACTCAGAAATGCAACCAGTAACGTATTTGAATTAAACGCTGGTGGCTCAAATGATGCGCTGTCTTTTGGCACAGCAGGTAATAACGAGCGCATGCGAATCGCTGCAGATGGAGTTGCACATTTTAATGGAGATGTAAAAGTTCTCAATGGTGATATTCAGATGGGTAGCGGTAGGGGAATTAATTTCTCTGCTAATTCTCATGCAACAGGAATGACAAGTGAGACATTAGATGATTATGAAGAAGGTACTTGGACACCGGCAATTCAAGGTTTAAGTAATACCCCTTCGTATCATAATTTAGCTGGAAAATATACTAAAATTGGGCGCGTAGTTTATCTACAAGGTTTTTTACAAATGAACGCCCTGGCAACATTTACAAATAATAATGATATTTATCAGATAGGAGGAGTTCCTTATGCTGCATCAAATGGTGTCGGTTATTATCGTGCACAGGGTACTTTTAATGCACAACAAATGGGAATTAATGGAGCTTATAACGATTATGGTGTCACAGGTCAAGCTTCTGTTGGATTCGAAACTACTACAACAATTGGATTTCAAGTTACCTCTAATTACAGTACACGAGGCAGAATAAGAAACAGCGCTGGAACAGGAGCTCTTATTTTAGAATTTAGTATTACTTACGCTATTTATTAGCCCGCAAATGGCTTAAAACTAGTCTAAATCAATTTCGTTCGGAGAACGTTCTTAATGGCTATTACAAAACGACTTGAGTACAAAGAAGAAATCCTGCCCAATCAAGTCATCCAAATCCGCGCCACCACTGTGGTCGAAGAGGATGGTGTTGAGCTGGCGCGTAATCATCACCGCCACACTGTCTCCCCAGGTGATGACGTGACTGGTGAAGTGCCGGAAGTGCAAGACATTGCAGCAGCACTTTGGACTGCTGATGTAATTAGTGCTTATCAAGCATCAATTGCAAAAGCTGAGTAACAGTAAACCGCCCCGTGGCAACGCGGGGCTCTGTATAAACAAAACAATTAATACATTAAACAAATAAAATGGCTACTACTAACACCTGGAAGATTGGACAACTGGATCGTGAAACTGCAGACGGTTATGTATTCACTGCTCACTACACCGTAAACGCTACTGACGAAACCTACAGTGCTGGTGCATACGGTTCTATTGGCTTTGAAAAGCCTGACACCTTGGTTGCTTATGCTGACCTTACTGAAGAGGTTGTTATTGGTTGGGTTAAAGACCAACTGACGGCTGAAAAAGTAACTGAAGTAGAAGCAGCACTTCAAGCACAACTTGACGAACAAGCTGCACCTACTAAGGCAAGCGGTACACCTTGGAGCTAAATGAATTTTCTAATAAGTGCGGCGACTTATTATAAGACTGAGCCCCACCAAGATGCTGCTTGGGAATACCTTTGGGACTCTTTAGATAAATACACCCAGCAATCATTTATGGACGCTTACAGGGGCTCTCCGGCTGACCCTGCAGGTATCATTACTCTTAAAGTATTTGAAGAACTAACAGGATACTCTGCTGCCTTGTTTCAACAGCAAGAGGCTGATGATTGCAACCGTCTTTTAAAAGAAACAGGTTTTGATAAAGACATCAAAGCTACTCAAATGTTGATGGCTAATATCCTTCATGAGACGATGAATCTCAAACACATGGAGGAAATTGCTAGCGGCCACGCGTATAACAATCGATCTGATCTAGGCAACGGCCCTACTGACGGCCCAGTCTATAAAGGAAGTGGTGTACTAATGCTTACTGGTCGCTATAACTACCAACGTTTTTCAGACTCTATTGACGACCCACGGGTAATGGAGGGTGTTGATTATGTCAGCACCACCTACCCATTTATGAGTGCTAAAACATGGATCGAAGAAAACAACCTTCTCCACATTGCACAAACTAAAGGCTTTGATGATGTTTGTTATAAAATCAATGGTGGCTGGAACGGGTATGAAGACCGACTAGCTAAGTACCAGATTTGTAAAAATGTCCTTTAAATAAACTTCAAAAACCCATACAAAACATTTATTATGATCACCCTAATTCGCCCAATCCTAATCACCTTTGTCACAAGCCGACGTGTCAAAGAGCTACTCTGCGATCTTCTCGACAAACTTGTCAAGACAACTGATAATCAGTTAGATGACCTTGCAGCTAGTAGTGTCCGTAAAGCCTTACTTGGTTAATTAAAGATGACTAAACGTGCATCTGAGGATACATTTGATATCCTCCATAAATTAGTAACAGATGAGTTTGTAGCACGTATTAAATCTGGCGAAGCAACTACTGCTGATTTACGTGCAGCGACTGACTGGTTAGACAAAAATGACATCACTGGTGTTGCTGTCTTAGGTTCACCTCTTGCAGGCTTAGCTGGTCTGATCCCCGAGCTGACGTTCGAGGATGTAAACGGTGGCTAAGAAATCTGCAGGACATAAAGGTAAAAGTAAGTCCAGTAGAAACTACCGTAAGAACCCAGCCGCTGCTGCGAAGAAGCGTGAATATGATCGTGCTTACCGGAAGCGTGAAAAGGGTTCTTTAGCTCCTGATTCTGCAAAGAAACGCCGCCTTAATAAGGAAGGTGCTAGACGCTGGGCCGAAAGAAAGAAGCGAGGGATTGCCGGTAAAGGTGGCCCTGATATGTCGCACACTAAAAAGAATAAATTGGTTGCTGAAAACAAAACCAAGAATCGAGGCCGTAATGGTAAGAACGGCCGATCAACAAAAAAGTAATTAAGTAAACCCCAACCCTAATGAGCCAATGGATACCCCCCGAAGCCTCATGCATGAACTTCTATGCTTCCGCAGCGGTGACGCTAAACGAATGTGGAGGGAAAGCATTAAAGCTAGGGATGGTCACAAATGTATTTATTGTGGCTCAACTGAAAACTTAACGATTGATCATATCCACCCTAAATGTAAAGGTGGTATGGACCATGCCGACAATTGTGTAACAGCATGTCGTCCCTGTAATCAAGCAAAGGGATCCGCGCATATAGACGTCTTTATGCAAACTATTTTGAACGCAGCCTAAAATGTTAGAAGCAATTGTCCCCGCTACAATTGCCGCTTTGAGTGGTCTGGGTGTGATGTTTAGTCGCACTAACGCTCGTCTCCATGAACACGATAAGCGAATGGATGGCATTGAGCTAAAAGTCGCTGAACGTTATATCACCCGTAGTGAAGTGACTCAATCAATGAAACGATTTGAAGAACACTTTATACGAATTGAATCCAAAATTGACAACCTATTTAATAGAAAATGACAGCTACTACTTCTACTGCAACTGTGCGGCCATCTACCGTTTTCTCTACTGAAAAGAAGAAAGGCGGTGGTTATGTCCTAGACGCTACGTGCCGTACTGCTCTTGGGGCCCTTGGTTCTACTGCAACTGCATCTGATGCATTGGACCTCTTGTCCGCTAACCAACGTCGTGCCCATGTTGTAGGCGCTAATCAGATTGGTACAGCAACCTCTTCTCTTAATTAGTAA